TCTTCGGTGAGCAATAGTGGACTGGGGTTCTGCTCGTAGTCGCGGTAAACCTTGCCGACCTTGTAAAGGCCTGGTGGTGTGTCGCTGCCGGTGGTGTTCCACTCGGCGTCTTTGCCTTGCCCCCGGCACAGGCAGGGAACGGTCCAGAGCTTGGTGCCGGCGTGGCTGTAGGCCGTCATGATCTCGGCGCGATCATCCGCAACGAGGTGGTGATCACCAGGCTTGAGCGGTGGCGCCTTGCGCGGGCCGACCATGCCGGCAGGCACTGCTAGGCCGGTAGGCTTGGCCGGCTGTTGCTGCGTTTCGATTGCAGCTTGGCCGACAAATAATCGCACCTCAGCAGCACGCCTGCGCGTCAACCCGGCAAGCGCCTGGCCATTGGCCTTGTCCCACTTAGGCAGCTCCTGCGGGATCACCACTGGCCCGCCTTCACCAGCATTGATGCGCTTGCGCAGCGTGCTGTCCTTCACAGCACCCAGGCCCACGTTGTAAGCCCAGCTTGTTAGCGCTGCCTGCTGGTTGCCGCCCCACTTGGCAGTGGCTGGAATGATCTGGTGCAGCTCAGCAGCTGCGCGAACGGTGACGTAGCTCATCGGCCAAAGCCTGGCTGATCGTGTCGCCTTCGCGCACTGCTGCGCCGTTGACGATGGTGGCTCCCCATCCAATAGTCCAGATACCTGCTGGGCACTTGTAGGCCGCCAGCTTGCAGCCTTCGAAGGCCCTGATGATCTTCTGAGCTGGTGCGAGATAGATCGGGTCGGGCTGCTGAGCTGCAGGGCTTCCTGCCGCCCTCCACAGCTCAGTGAACTCTTGGCGCTGCAGATCGGTCAGGCCCTGATCCAGCGCTGAGAATGCTGCCAGCTGGTGCGGAGTGATCGCACCAGTGCGGGCGATGTGCTCAGCAGCTGCGCGAACGGTGACGTAGGTCATCGCCTGATGTTGCGGAGGGCCGCTTTGATCGGATCGTAGAGGCCCAGGATGGCGCTCACCTGGGTAGCGGTTGCTTTGTGGCCGATCTTCTCCTCGATCACGTCGGTGATTACCACCTTCACCTCAAGCGGTTTGGCGTGATTGATCAGCAGGAAGGGCAGCTCCATATCGAGCTTGGCGAAGATCGCGGGTAGCTCTTTGCGAAGTGCGCGATCCACCGCCAGCTTGAGCAGGGTGCGACCCAGCTCTAGTGCGATGGTGCGGAAGATGCTGTTCATGGCTTAGTGGGGACTAGCAGACCGCCGATCCAGCCGGCGGCTGCACCTACCGCAGCATAGACAGCGGATGACTGGGGGTCACAGTTGGCTGGGGTGCGGACTCGGCACACTGCTAGGTCAATGCCGCCGATGGTGATGCCGGTTGCTAGCAGCGCTTGCTGACGCGCTGTTCGACTGAGTTAAGGCGACCAAAAGTCTCCTTTCTTTCTTCGCGCATGTCGAGGTGCATGACCTCTAATTGTGTTGCAATGTGTTCGACGGCGCTGGTCAATCGGACGACAGCATCTTGCTGGCTTTGAGCGCGGCTTGATCTTCCCATCGCGCCCATCGCCGCCCAAGATAATGACGCGCCCGCCACTGCTGCAAGGAGTTCGATCATCGCGGCAGGGGGGTCACCTACGCAGCCTAGCGACTACGGCGTATCAAAGCTCGGTGATTGAAGTCAGGATGCCGCTGGTGTAGGTCAGCGCGTAACTAGAAACAGTTGTGCCGCCGCTGCCGCCAGTTTTGTAGTTAATTTGCGTAAGTAGGTCGCCGGTGTATGTCAGCCCCACGAAATCGTAGGGGGAACCGCCTGGGTAGGAAACTCCCGTAAGGTTGCTGCCGGTATAGGTAAGAGTTGCAGCGGTAAATGTAGGTAGCGGCAGCTTTGGGGTGCCGTAGGGTGCGTTAGCGAATAGAGATTCAAGTGTGACGCGCTTGTTTTTATTTACCGCTGCCGCTTCGCTAATATCTATAATTGGCAAGTAGTCACTAGCCACTGGTGCGGTCAGTGCTGCTAAGTCGGAGGTCTTGCGGTCAGCCATGGCTTGTGCTGGGTATGTAAAGCTTAGCGGCCTTGCCCGCGCCGTAGTTTACGGTGCCGGCCTTTGCGCGTACTGCCATGGTTAGTCAGCCCAAGCAGCAGTAGCAATGGCAGCTACTTTGGGGTCTTCGTTGGTCAAATCATCGCCAGGACTAAGAACGTGACGATGGTACGAGGTGGACAGCACCACGTCGTCCTCAAGGACGCGGGTGGCCTGGCGGACCTGGATGGAACCAGATTCCAGGACTTCGATCTTGTCGATGACGACTTCTTTAATGAGAGCCATAGTTAGGAACCGGCGACAGCCGGAGACAGGTTTAATGGTCGTAGTTTTGAGCCGTTGCGGGCTAGAAAGTTATTTTGTTTTTTGACGCGATTGAAAAGTAAATATGTTATCTGTGCCTAACTGCTTGTGTTTACATTAAGAAGTAAAGTAAGTTGCGGAAAAGTACAACACTGCGGCTGCATCGACTGCTATTTCATTTGACGTACCGCCACCAGTAACGGTTGACTGAGGAGTTATAAACGTGGCTGAAGGATGTACAAAGCCGCTCAAGAACGCATTTGCTGGCAGTGCTAAGGTTTCTTGATACCCAAAGTTTACAGAAGGAGCAATAGTGCCTGCGGAAGTAAAAGGTAAACCTCGAATACGAATATTTCCTGTAGCAGTACAAGATGTCCAGGATAAGTTTGCGTGTATAGTTACCATTCGCCCAACCTTTGTATATGTTCCATTTTGGAGGGCGTACGTTGCCGTGCCATCGGTAGCATTGCCACCTGCAATTGGCGTCCACGTCCCCTCTTCATAATCATCCAGCGTGTTTGGATCGGCGCTGGCGACGGCGGTTGCGGGGAAAGTCAGGCCGTCTGATGTTTGAAGCTTGGCGCCAGATGTGTTGGCGGTAGCGGTGCCTACTAAAAGCCTGCCGGAGCTGTCGATGCGCATAGCCTCCACACCACCTTCAGCAAATGCCAGCGTATCTGCTGCTGGATTGAAGACGCCGGTGTTGGGGTCGCCATCAAAGCTGAAGCTTGGTGCTGCTGCCGAGCCTGCCGGTGCGCTGGCCAGCAGTTCGCCGTAGGTGATCTTCTTATTCTTATCGGCTGCTGCTGCTTCGCTGATGTCAACAATGGGCAGCAGGTCACCAGTGGCTGGTGCTGTCAGCGCCGTCAGGTCTGAAATCTTGCGGTTAGCCATGGTGTAATTTCTTTGGGATTAGTGTAAGGCGCCGTCAAGCACCAACAGCCCTTTGGGCAGCAAAGTAAGCGTCGGCACCAATGCCGTGACCGTCTGGGTCGCTGAAGTCAACTTCCCAATCCTCAAAGGCAGCACGATCCGCTGGAACGTCAGCAGCATTGATAAGTAAATACGGGGTGCCTGCTGGCACGTCCTTCTTGGCAACTTCGGAAAGGGGCAGCTCACCTGTTGGGATGACAACAGCGATGGTGCTGTTGTCTTGGGGATAGATGATTACTTGGGACATGGTGATAGGTTAGCGGAAGATTGCAACATTACCGTACACAGGGTCGTATCTGGTTGCGTTTATTCCATTACAGGCAACAACTTTTGTGCTAGTGGTCAGCGGATCTCCGTATTGCGCAAGAAATCGGCCTGTTGTTGTCTCTCCTACAATCATGTGACCAAGGCCAGTTGTTGCATAATTAGCATCTGGCATTGCCGTTGTAAAGTTTATTGTGTACTCACCCGTTGCGGTTCTAGTGACGCTGCTGACGTTGCCGCTTCCCCGAATCGCGCTGCTAGCGCCGTTAAAATTTACCCAAGCGCGACACCCAAACTGCGGTAAAAGGGTAGAGCCACCAGGAACAACCGAGGAAACTGAGCCATCTGCTGCAACTTGGACCCGTGGTGTATTGGTAGTACCAATAGCAATAGCCGCTGCGTCTTCGGCTACTATGCTAAAAGTACCTGTGCCGCGATGCCTGAGGCTAGCGGTAGTATTTGCACCTGTATTATCTCGAATTAACCTAAGAGCATAGTCGGGGTAGGTTGTGTCACCAACCAAGTCAATAATGGCAAATTGGTTGCCGGTTGCTCCGGTTCCAACCTCCAAAGATGTGCCTGCACCTCCAGCAAAAATCCGTGCATTGCCACCTTGAACATAGAGCCTATCTGTTCCAATGGCTGCAGCACCAATGCCCACATTTCCACTTGAATCAACAAATACCCGCCCCGTACCTCCCGTTGCAATCGCAAGCTGATCGGCGCTGGGTCGGTAGATGCCGGTGTTGCTGTCCCCGTCAAACGCTAGGGCGGGAGCTGCCGGCGTATTTGCTGCATCATCAATCAGCAGGATGCCGGTCAGTGTGCCACCGGCAGGGCTCAGCAGCCCGAGATTCGCAGAAGCCAGCGTGCCGACGGTGATCCAGGCGCTGTTGGCAGCGTTGCGGATCTTCAGCAGGCCGGTGGTTGTATCTGCCCACCACTGATAGGCGTATGTGGTGCTGGGTTGGGCGGCGCCGCTGTTCTGGCTGACAATTGCAGCTAGGCCGTTGTTCAGGTCAGCGCGGAAGGCGGCGCCGGACTGGTTGGCAATAATGTAGTCGTGGTGTGCCACTGCTTAGATCTCCTTGCCGTAGCCGACGGCAGTGTAGCTGAACTGTTTGCTCACCGCTGTGCCAGCACTGTTCTTAAATTCTACTGTAAAGCCAAGGCGTGTCACTGCGGTGATCAAGAAGAAGTCACCAGTGGCCATATCGTTAGCCGTAATGCCGATGTTGGGTGCCTGGTAGAAGGCATTGGCAAAGGTGGCGACGTAGGTGCTGGCGCCGCTAGTAAGCACTGCTGATTGCTCAGTGTATAGCTGTAGCTCCATTTCCACGCCAAGCTCGTCGATCAGGATGTTTATTGAAGGATCGCTTGATGTGGCAATGGTTTTGAACTGGAAGCCCCTGCCGCGCACGATGGCATTTGCAAACTGGTTCCAGTCGCCGTAGACGGGAGTGCCAGCAGGGTCGTCATTGGTAGTGCGCACATACATTTCTGCGTTTACCCTGTCAAGATTGCCTTCATCAATTTCCGGCCACTCATCGATTAGCAGTGTGTTGTCATCAAATAACTGGCCAGGCAGAAGCGGTCGTGCCACGAAACGCCGCCTGATATTTACGTCGAAGACGCTGCCCATATCCCATGAGCTACCAAATTCGTACTCGCCGGCAGGATTGACGCCGCCAATAACGTCAATAGTTGGAAGGGCATCAAAGTCGCCATCGAGCGCCATGGTGTCTATGAGCTGGCCAGAATCAATAACAATTCCGTCTAGCTCGGGGTCGTAATACATCCCCGTGACGTTGCCGCTAAACGGTGGTGTCTCTTGGTCCTCTGCGTATACCTTTACCGCAAAGCGTGGCTGTGGTGTAGGCAGATCTACTACTACTGCGGTGGCGTTTATTGAACGGTTGCCAAAGTCATCTTCAAACTTCAGTAGGTAGCTGCCTTCAAGAAGTGGCACTTGCTTTTGCGTTTGGCTGCCTGCCGCCGCTGGCACAATATCCTGTGAGTATTCCCATGCAGGGGTAACAATCGCGACGTTGTGCCGAATTAGCACCTTGCCGCCTAGCAACACGTCAAGTTCAGTGGCGCGTTCCCAACTGATGATGGCGCTTGCTTCGTCAATTGCAAGCAGGCTGACGCCTACTACGTCTGCGGGTGGCGCAGTCTTGCCAAATGATTGGAATGTCAGTAGTGCAGGTTCCAGCGATGGTCTTAAGTTGGCGCCGATTGAATAAACCTCAATTGTGTAAACGCCGGGGGATGTGTCGAGGATTTCAAAGTCAAGCCGCGAAATCGTGAAGATGTTCCAGTTGCCGGAACCAAACCGCCAGCGGATCTTGTAGTCCTTAACTGCTAGCACTGGCTGCCAATCAACAACTAGCTTGCTTTTGGCAATGCCGCCGCCATCGTATAAGACTTCTATTGCGGCCAGATTGGTTGGCGGTTCGGGGATAATGTTCAGGTCTGTTATGTCGCGCTGCTGTAGCGGCTGGTCGCGCTCGATGTAATCGTACTTGCTGGCGTTATACGATAGTGCGCTGACGCTGTAGTTGATGCCGTCCTGCTCTTGAATGGCTAGCACCCGCCACGTTGACGGCTGGATGTTGCTGGTTTCGTAGATCCAAACGCTGTTTACATTTGGCGCAGTGGTAAATGCGCTCGATACCGTGATGACATTGCCGGCGATGGATGCAACCGTGCGTTTTTCGACGGTGCCGCTGGGTAAGATTGCAGAGAGTTGAGCGCCTGATGCCGTCAGGTCGGTGGCGTCATCAACAGTGATGGCCGTTGTGGTTGCAGCAGAGATGCGCCCGCCGCGCCTTGCGCCAGCTTTAACTGGATCGGCTACCTCAATTACCTGCCCTGGCCGTACTACAACACCGGCATCAACGCTGGTTGTAAATGTGATGGTTTCGTTTTCGTAGCGTTCGGAGTAGATAATCCACTCGCCAATGCGCCGTGCCTGGCCGCGACTTGTACAGGCGAAGGCGCTAATTTCAGTTTTGATGACGCCATACTTGGCGATGTTTTCAGCATCTTCAACTACCTCAAATACAGTGTCGCGTAGTTCTAGGTCGAGGTAGCTGACTACGGCAACATTGGGGCGCGTCTTGAGGCTGCTGTTGCTGTAGCTGAAACCTTCCTCGGTGACGTTCGCCAGCGTGAATAGGTAGGCCGGATCGACGGGCTTATCTTGGGCAACGGTCAGCGACCCGAGGCCCCAGAAGGGCATCACGCGGAACACGCTGCACATATCGTTGATCAGCTTGTACGCATCCTCTTGTGTTTGGATGTTGCAGTTGCAGGAGAAGCGAGGCTCGTAGCCGCCGAAGCCATCCAGCACCAGCTCGGAGGCGTATTGCGACGCGGAGAAAAACGCAAACTTATCTAGGCTTGCGGCGGTGATGTGCTCACCGAAGCCGTATCTAGTGCTGGTCAGTAGATCCCATAAGATCCATGCCGGGTCGCTGGTCCATTGGGCAGCGCCAAACGTGCCATTCCAGACGCCTGCGTAGGTGATGCGGCCGTTGGTTTGGTCAACGGTTGCATTGCTGGGCACGACCACCTTGACGCCACGCACGCGATAGCTGCGGCTGGGGATGCTGTTGAACTGCTCGGCGTCGATGCGGATGCCAACTAGTGCGCTGTTGGGGTAGGCAATCTTGGCGTAGATGATTTCGGTGTAGCTGGACCAAGAGAACTCATTGGCCAGCCGTAGGTCATTGCTGTCAGGAGTGATGCGCGTAACGCGGACATCCACCGGAAACGTGCCAGCTAGGCCAATCAGGTAATCGCGCTGGTACAGGTCGCCTGATCGCCCTGCGATGGTGTCGTCAATGACGGTAGTGAAGCCGCCACCGTTGTACTGGATGGCGATTTGCAGCCGGGCTGATTCGCCTACGGTGTCGCCTTGGTCGGTGATGCGCTCCAATCGAGGCACCGTGATGGTGACGCGGACTGCTTCAGTTTGTGAGTCGGTGATGGTGCGGGTGACAGCGCCATCGTTGCGGACCGTTACGCTGACTGGGCGCTCATCCTCGATTACACCAGCAAAAGGAATAACGTCTTGATTCTGGGTGCCGTTGCGCGTGTAGATTGTGACGTTTTGAAAGTTGAAGGTTCCGTCTGGATTTTGCAGCGGGGTGTTATCAAGGAAGATGCTTTTGAAGCCATCTTTCAATCCAGCGATCTCGCCTTCGCTGATTAGGTCGATGACCTGGGCGTATTGAGTTGAGTCGAGGCTGTCGCTTGCAGTGGTTGGGGTGCGAGCAGCGCCGCCACCGCCACCTTTGCCGCCGCCGCTACCACCTGCACCGATGATGGTCATGCTTGCACCTGCACGGTGTCAATGCCCGCGGAGATCACGACACTGCCCACGATGGTTTCGCCGTAGACGATCGGCACTGGTACGCCTTGACGGCTGGTGTTTTGGATGCCGCTGAAGCTGTAACTCTTGCGGGGGTCGTTTTGTGTGTCAGGCCCGGTGGGGACTTTCGGCGTGGGCGTGAGTAGCTGGGCTACGCCGCCTAGGACGAGGCTGGCGCCGACGCCAGTGATTAGGGCGTAGGCGGTAGGGCCGGCCCATGCCGCAAATCCGGGGATGAACGACAACGCAATCAACGCAATCCCCGCAATAATCCGCCCTGTTGCGCCGGCGCCGGCCATCACTGGCACGATCTTGATTTCTTGCTGGCCGGCGGGGCCGTGCAGCTCTTCTAGGTCGAGGTCATAGGTGCCAACACTTACGCGGTAATGCTGGTCGGCCATGTGGCGTTCCAGTGCGGGCCAGTTCGCAACTAGGAAGCGCACGGCTTCAGCGGCGGTTGCTACGTCGGCTTCAAGGATGCGGTGGCCGACAAACTTGGCCAGCTTGCCGTATAGCTTGATCTTACGCAACATGACGCAACCTCCTACCCGTACACTTTAGGAGCCAGCCGGAATAGAAGTCACGCCCGCTTAGGCGATGCTGGATGTGGTGCAGCACTTCTTGATGGCCGAGGTAGATGGCGCAGTGGTTGAGGCCAACGCTGTTGATGGCCATAAGCAGTGCGTCACCGTGCTGCAGTTCTTCATCCTCGTCCAGTTCGCGGAAGCCGGTGTCGCGCCAGCACTTGTCGAAGTAGGGCGATAGCTGAAAGTCGTCAGGGTTGTTGCAGCGCTCCCAATCGCGGAGCGTGATGCCGCGCTCGGCGTACCAGTCACGGGTGAGGGTCCAGCAGTCGTGGACGCCCCACACCCACTCCCGGCCAATTAGCGGCGCCTTGTAGCCAGATGGCGTGCATTCGCCCCACTGCCCGGTTTTGGGGTTGACGATATGCCACGGCAGTTCGCTGGCCTCACATGCAGCGCGGTCCGCCGGTGATGGCGTTGGCGGCGTGACGGGATGGCTATGCACAACGGCGACAACCTCACCGGCGTCCTCGGCTGCGGCCCAGTCGGCAGGGTCTAGTAGGAAGAATTGATCAGGGCTAGCCGCAAGGTTTTGGCACGGCCAATACTTGTGCCGCCCCTTATGCACGATGAGTAGGCCACACGCCTCGCGGGGGTCTTCAGCTTGCGCGTGTTCCAGCGCCGTGTCTTGCCAGGTCATGTGGTATAGGTGCCGATACCAGGGAAAGATCCGAACGGTAGGTTTGCGTTGGCCCTGAATGTGTAGGATTGATCAGTTGCAAAGAATGTATAGGTGGCTGATGAAATGCCAGCAAATACATAGAATGTCCAAGTGGCGGCTTGATTGCTGATCCCAGTGTTTTGCGTTAGGTCGGCAACGGTGTTCCTGGTGACAAATGTATTTCTTCCTGATACACCTTTTCGAGTAACACTGCGCACATTTGCTATTTGTGTGTAACGATTAAGAGGCAGCAAGCTACTAGCTATAAACCATCCAACGGTAAGCGACGTGGCTTCGGGGAAATATACTGACGCATCGTAGACAGTCCCGCTTGCGGAGCCGACTACAGTAAAGAATTGCGTAAGATCTACGGTTGAGCTGAGCGTAACAGTAGTGCCGGAAACCGCGACTACTTGGCAATTGGCGGGCAAATAGTTTCCCACTACAGCCATGCCGGGGGTGATGCCAGCGGCACTGGAAACGACAATCTGCGTGTAGTTGCCTTGAATGGTGCCCGTTCTCACCACGTTGGTAGTGGCGGTGGCATTCTGGCTTAGCGTCACTAGAGCGCCGCTCACGCTTGAAACAGTCGTGCCAGCGGGCAAGCCAAAGCCTGTAACCGGATCGCCCGCGCTGAATGAACTGGCCTGCGTAAGCGTGAGGATATTGCTGCCAGATGTTACTGAGCCAGTGCGGTACTGCTGCTCAAAGCGCAGCTCACAACTGCTTAGCTGCTTGCCGCAAGCGTCTTCAGCCAGTGTTGTTACGGGCTGGTTGTTAGTGTTGAAATATGCATTGCCGGCATAGCCGCACTCAGGACCACGGTATTTCCACTGACATACGTTGCTGACGCACTGACGCTTTGGTGCGCGAACGCCGATTAGATCAAATACTGCTGCTAGCTCAAACTCGATGACGTCGCGGGTTTCAACTACCTTACGATCAATGTAGTAGATCTCACGGGGGAACTCTGCCGTGGGATCTTCGGTTGGGTTGGTTGGATCTAGCAATATGGAGCTGCCATCTTCCAGCAGCAATGCAAAGCTATCTTCTGTTAGCAGGATGTCGCCACTGGCTGGGAAGTTTGCGCCGTCTAGAAACCGCGCTAAGGTGCGGATGCGCGTCACCTTGGCGCCCTCTAGGCCGTTTGGTAGCGTCAGGATTATTGCTGTGATGGTGCCAAGGATGTTGCTAATACGCAGCTTTGGTCGTGGCAGTTGCCCTTGCCCGCTGTACTCAAACCCTTCTGCTTCAAGGGGAAAGCGCATATACTCATTGCCGGCCCAGATAATGTTCTGATTGTCATCAGCATTGACGCCAGCATGAAAGCGGTAGGTTTCGTTTATGCCATGCTGCGCAGCATTTAGCTCCAGCTCAAACAGCTCGATAATTGCGCCTGGCGCAACCCCCTGCAGCGCACTAACTGGTACGGTCACGGTTCGTACACGCGGCGGAAGGTCGCTTGGATGGCGCTGTTGTTGAAGTTACTGTACTGCGTGTTCCACTCGGCGCACACAACCCTGATGGACTCGGCGCTTATAGGGTCGGTCCAGGCGAAAGCGGTGACGGCCTTGGCGCCACGGAGGTAGTTGCGAATTAGGTCGCGCTGCGTGTTTGTGCGGTTGTTGAAGGTGAGGCGCCACTCCTCCTTCTGGGGGCGCAGACCAAAGGCCATGCGCTGCCTGTAGCCGTCACCAAATTGCGTGGTGCGGGACTGGGTTTCGTAGGACTTGGTTGCGGCGTAGTCGGGGATGTAACTGAATGCAGTTGAGGGGGCGGCGGGGAGTGTCAGGTTGGGGCCGCCGGGCACGTACTGCAGCTCAAACTTCGCCGTAAGCGTGTTGAGAAAGCAGGAGTCGAGGCTGGTTTCCCATGAGTTGCAGATGAAGCAGCCAGTTTCGTTGAAGGGGGTTGTCCACTCGAACGGCTCTACACCGCCACACGCCTCTAGGAAGGCGTAGATGTCGTTGCGGTCAGCAGCGGTGCGGGCGCTGAAACTGAGATCCCAGGTGTCTTGCAGCGGATTTATGCCGAAGGTGGTGCGCTCCTCGTAGCTAGGGAATGCGGTGCGGCTGGCGCGAGGCTGGCTGCTTTCACTAAGCGGGTAGTCGGGGGTGTAGGTGAAGACACTCAAGATGCCCTCCCAGCAAACACCTGCTCAAATGGTAGGCCGCGATGAAAACGTTTGTAGGCGGTCCCCATCGGCACCTCATACTCACGCGCCCACTGCGTCAGGCATTTTTTCCTGCCCTGATAGGTGATGTTGATGTTGCTCGTCGTATTTTGAGCTTGTTGTGTGATAGTCGCCCATCGGCAGTTATTAGGCTCGTAATGCCTATTAACGTCAATCCGGTCAAGCGAGCAACCGTCGGGTCGCGATCCCATGTCTGCATAAAAATTCACAAAAGACTTGCGCCAGCGGTCGCAAACTTTAATGCCACGCCCTCCGTAATGAGGGAACTTGTGGTTGTTTTTGTTGAAACATCGACCAAGCATTGAGCTGTAGGCGTTGTATTCGGGAGTGCCTACCATGCCGTGCTTGCGTTTGCTTTCACTTACGAACTCAGCGCGATAGCAGCCGCAGCTTGCGGTATTGCCATTGCGAAGTAGTTCCCCTCTTACGAAGACCTCGGCGCCGCACTCACAAACGCAACGCCAGTAAGCTTTGGCGTTGCGAAGGCCGTCGTAAGACTTGACTTCTAGGCGACCGAATCGTTGCCCGGTGAGTTCGATGCGGGATGGCACTGGCACTCAGTAGCTACTTTCTATTTTATCATGCTGCTAGGAGGCCGCCGGGGCGACGCTGTTTGATTAGCTCCTCTTGAACCGCTTGGGAGATTACGCGGCCGAGCTGGGCGCCCTGGGTTTGGTCGCCGGCCACCTGGCTGTTGCCCGAGGCGTCGACATTCACCGTGACGTTGACCGGGGCGCTGCCCCCACCGCTTACGCCGAGGCGGCCGTCGGCGCCACGCTTGAGCGGCATGATCGCCTCGGGGCCGGCTTCGCCCATTAGGCCGGTGCGCATGGCGCCGCCCTGGGCAAACTTGAACAGGGTGGGCTTAGCCACGATGCCCCCCATTGCGTAGGGGACGATGTTGTTAGCCGCAAAGCCGCCGCCCATGGCGTAGGCAGCTACACCTTTGCCAGTGAAGGCGTTGCCCATGGCGTTGGGCAGTGGCGCGTATTGAGCAACGTTTGCGGCCGAGCTGCCAAGGTTGGAGGCGCCGCCGCCTATCGCGCCAATAATCTGCATAACTACGCGCTGAATAGTTAGCTGCAGGATCATGCGGGCGCTCTGCTTGAGTATCTCGGCGGCAAACTCTTGGAAGTTGGCCTTGCCGGTGGTGACGAGGCTGAATAGCTGGTCTTCTAGGCCCTTTATGCCGTTTTGCGTCAACTGGGCCGTGGCCTCGCGCATCGTGCCAACCGATTCGACGTAGGCCAGGGCACCTTCCTTCATGCCCAGGCCGATGCGGTTGTCTTGGCGAGTGCGCATGGCCTGGGCTTGCTTTTCTAGTTCTTGGGTGAGTTTTACGTTGAGGTCATAAACTTTTCCTAAGTTTGCTATTTCTGCAGTGTAGGCGGCCTCAGCCTTAGCCGGATCAATGCCCTGTACTTTTAACTGATCAGTTACACGCCTAAGTGTTGCTTGGCTGTCAAGTAGACCCTTGTCCAGGTTTGCGAGATCTCTGCTTAGGGCGTCGGAGAAGCCTATGTCCAAGTATTTGCGCTGGTCTTCTAGCAACTGTAGCTGATCGTTTAGTCCGTTTGTGAATTGTGCGCCTTCTCTATTTACGTCAGCAAACGCTTCTTTTATTTTTTCTGCAGTTGTCGCCTGTCTATTTAGGCCCTCTTGAGCGGCTTGGTCGTTACGAAGTTGGGTTGTGGCAGCTGCTGAGGGTATTACGGGGAAGGGGAATGCGGTGGGCGGGCCAGGGACGGTCTGGCCGACCTTAACGTTGTAGGCTTGCGCGATCTGCGTACCTGGAGCGCCGGAATTTTGGGCGAGCAGGCCGCTTATGAAGGAGGCGGAGGCGATTTGGCCGAAGTCGGTGGCAAGGCTGCTGACGTCAAAGGGCCCTGGGACGTCTGCGTCGCTGCGCCGCGGAAACTTCTTGTCAAGTTGCTTCCGAAATTCTATCTGCCGTCTTGAATATTCTTCTTCGCGAGCCTTTTCTGCCTTTCCTGCTGGAGTGGCTTCGTAACGCTGGCGAGCTTCGTATTCCTTATTTAGCTTTAGAGCAGCAGGAGTAAGTTTTACGCCAAAGCTCTCAGGACTAAAGCCCGCCGCAATTGGTAGCAGCCCTTTTGTCCCCCAGGTCTCTACGTTCGATCCCTGCCCAAGCGTTGAGCGGTTAAGAATTGCTTGTATTTGTGGATTATTTATATTAGCCTTGACCCAATCCGTCAGG